GGCGCAGGTCAAACTGCTCGGCAACGACAGTGGCATCAGGATACTGGTCAAGGTATCGCTTGATGAGTTCCACCGTCTGCGTGTGCGCTGAACAGATGAACTGATCGAAATGAAGAATCTCCACTTCTTCTTCGACACGGGCAACAACGAGTCCTGTGTTGACACCAGGATCAATTGCTATTACTGTTTGCATATTCTTCCTCCCAATCATCACTTAGTACGTCATATGCTGTGCCAGCGTAAACATTCCTTGCGCTCGGTGAAAGCCCACCAAAGACACCTGAACGGAACTTCTTACCATCAACAGGTGTTTCTTCGGCTTGCAGGCAGTCTTGAAGACACTGTTCTTTGATGGGGCAGTTCTCGCAGAATACTCGTGCAACGTCTGCGTAGAGCTTCACATCGTAGAACAGCTCGACAGGAGCATTGAGGCAAGCTGCTTCTTCATAATCGGATGCGTTCATCACACCTCTTCCCAGTTATTACCGACCTCTGCTTCAGCAGCAAAAGGCACACGATTGAACACAATCGTCGCTGCCTTAGCCATTTCGTATTCCATCATCTTGGAGCACTCTTCAATGGTTTCTTCTGGGCACTCGACATAGGTAGCATCGTGGACAAGGCCGATTAGCTTAGCCCCGTATTGACCAACTTGTTCATTGATCTTGATTGCAGCGTTCAAACAGATGTCATTGGCTGTCGATTGCGGAACAAATGCCAACGCCTCATTCTGTGTCGAACTGTAGTTGTTATCCGACACAAACAGGGGATTGAAGGTGAGGCCGAACTTGGTTTTACGTTCGTGGTCCTCTTCCTTACGTCCTACACTGTGCTTAACCCGTGCCTGCCAGTCTCGAAGTCCTGGATAGGAGCCGAGGTATTGATCGACCACATGCTGTGCGGCCTCAAGAGGCTGTTCAAGAGCTGTCGCAATAGCTGGTACACCTCTATTATAGTTGAGACCGTACACCACGCTCTTGACCAGTGCGCGTCGGTTCTTCGCGGTCTTTGGCTGTTCGTGCTTGAAAGCCTCGTACGCTTCGATTGTCGGGAACTCTTCTGGCCAGATCTTTGTCATCAGATCGTCAAAAAAGTCCGGCGCACCCGGTTGGAAGGCAGCAATCATAGCCTCGTCGTCCGCGAGCTCAGCGACAGTACGTAGCTCGGCCTGGGAGTAGTCACACGAGATGATCTTGCAACCAGGTGCAGCGACAAGGGCACGCTTGATACCGCTGTCTCGCCCCATCGTCTGAATCGCTGGCCCCTTAGCCGACAAGCGACCCGTCTTTGCACCGTGAGGCAGGTAGTACGGATGGATACGTCCATCCTCACCGACCTTACGGCGCACGTTGGCAATGAAGCTGCCGATCACCTTAGCTGCATAACGGTAGGCAAGCAGAGCGTCAATGAACTCGGTCTCCTTGCCTTCGCGCCGCAACTTCTTCAGGTGGTCTGAGTCGAACGACGGGTACGACACACCCTTGGACTTGAAGTAGTCCTTGATCTGCTTAGGTGACTGTGGGTTGAAGTCTTCGCCCGCGTACTTTTTCAAGACAGTGAGGTTCTCGTCACACTGTTCCTGGTACTTCTTCTCAAGTTCATCGAGGGCATCAAGCGACACAGCAACACCATTCATCTGCACATCGTTGAGAACCTTGGTGACTTGCATACGGTAGCGGTAGTAGTCGTACTTTCCGCTATTCTTCAGGAGCGGCAGTAAGTATTCGTACAGCTTGAAGGTCCATACCACGTCTGCCAAGTTGTACTCGTAGAGCTTTTCCCTGGGGATGTTTTCGAAGTACGCCCCGCCCTTCAGGTAAGACTTTGCATCCGAGTCCCAATCCTCTGCACGCAACCAGCGACGAGCCAGAGGCTTCAAGCCATGCTCACCAGCCAGGTTGTCGAGCACGAAGTGCATGAGCAGCGTGTCCTCATGGTGATACACGTTGATATCCAGCCGCTTCGACAGGTAGGGCATGTCGAACGTGCCATTATGGCAGACGACAATGCAGTCCCGGCACAGGCGCTCAATCAGCTCAGCAGACTCGGGAGTCTCAGCAAGCTCCTCGGGGATCAACACACCGAACTTTCCATTCCACAAGGCAATCGATAGGATGCGACCAGCCGCGAACGTGTCGTTGTCGATGTCACCAGCGGACTCGATGTCAAGAGCAATCACCGTGCCTGGCTTGAAGGTGATGTCCTGGCCCTCCCAGATAACCCAGTCCTTACCGAGTTCCAGGCCAGGCTCGACAGGGCCAAGGTAGCCGTACTGAAGCGCCTGAGCAAGGAACAGAACAGACTGTGGATTGCTGACAATCTGCTTAGGTGAAAGCGTCTTGTATGCATCACCCTTGTAACCTTTCACAGTGCCGAGAGTGATCTTAATGTCCTCGTCGTTCACGTCGTCGGTGATTTCGACGTGAACGTCTTCTGGGAGGCCAGACACCACACGAGCGCGCTTCAGTAGGACTTGGGCAAGAATAGGAAGCTTGTCGCAGTCAGTAGTTAGAATCTTCATACCTGCCCTCCTACGTATTCAATGAATCGTTCGTTGTTTGTCTTGCCCTTAATGACTTCGCGGATTGTTCCGCGCGCCTGAGCATATGTGATGATTTCCTTCAGTTCACGCATACTACTGATATCACTCTGAAACTTCAGCATGAGTTTGGGAATCGGAACAAGGCCGTTGTCGGTGCGCGCAACGAAGTTGATGAGCTTATCGACCTTGTTACTGAAGTTAGAGTTCTTCACGTGGTGGATGAACACTTCATTGCTCGACAGCCAGATGGACGCAAGCGAGATAGCCTTCAGCATTTCTCGCATTGTGACAACGACAGTGCCCTTTGTCGTCGGCCCGTTATACATGGCAAGGAGTGCTGCGATACGCAAGACAGAGAACGTCATACGCTCGGTGCCAGGAAACAGCTCACGGCTGTTCAGCATGTGCTGTTCAGCCAACACCTTGGCTTCCTCAGAGAAGTCGATCCAGCGCTCGAACACACCCGGCTCGAACTCGATAGGGATACGGACTTCCTCGTTAGGAAGTCGCGACGCTTGACGTGCGCTAAACCCAGCATCAAACTTAGCAACAGACTTGATAAGGTTCGACAGCATGAAGTCACGCTGCTTGTCCTCAATTCTGCCTGTCGATGCACTGACTGGCACCAGCTTCACATCCTGGGAGGATGTGATGTACTTGTCCCGGTCGTCAATAACAACAAGGCAGCGAGGTGTGAAGCCGGACTCCACCTTCTCCAGCGACAGGTGCTTAGCGGCCTGGTCCAAGATGCCGGTCCCGTAGAACGTCATGTAGTACGGGGTGGCAGTCTGGTAGGCGACCTTACCACCCTTGTCCTTACGTGCGACAGCCGGAATGTAGCCGTCGTAGCTCTTGGTTAAGAACGGCATCATCGATGACATGTAGCTGCCCTTCTGAGCAGCGTGTGCAAAGAAGTCTTGAACCTCGTCAATTGCGAACAGGCCGGACTCCTTCGGCTTGGTACGCAGATACGAGGACAGAGCCTCGCCTGTCGAATCTTCGGGCGCAATGAAAGCATCAGGCCCCTTACCAATACCGACAGCCACGTCACGCATCATGCCTTCTGCAAGCCGCAACGACGTTGACTTACGGGATTGGGTCGTACGTCCCAGCACAAGGAAGTACAGGTTGAGTGGCATTTTTTGGACATTGATTGGCAGGAAACCATACTTGGCAAACATGCTTGAGAGGATAGCGAGGGCACCGGCGTAGTGGAATTGCTTAGGTGCCATTGCCGATTTAGTCGATGCCCATGCTGCGAACTGATCGACAAAGAGGCCCATAGGTTCTTGCTCATTTTCGTGCAGGAAGTTCACATCCTGGAGCACGAGTTCGCGTGCTTCGCTCAGGAGATACGAGGACCCAATACGTGTCGTCGCTTCGAGATCGTTCTCAGTTGGTCCACTGTGTTCGGACTTCCAGCGTGCATAGTCACGGTTGACTTGCTTCCACAGGTAGCCGTCGCCGCGTCCGTCCTGTTCGAACTTGTTGAACTCGGTTCCGCGCACGACGGCAAAGGCCTCGACAATGGAGCAGCCTTCCTCCCAGAGGGCGCACTGAAGATGATACATCCTCGCGCTGCGGTCTTCCTCTGTGGCAAAAGAATCATCTGTAGCCAGGTCCGTGATGTAGCTACGATTCACCATACCGAGTACTTCAAACATGGATGGGATGTCAGTCGGGAAGTCTTCTTCCTCGATACCCATACGTTCGACAGGTGCATACTCGGCTGCGAACTCGGCTGCGGTGATAGCCTCGTCGTTAACGGTGAGAGTGATCTCCCAAGGCTTCACCTTCTTGAGGTTATGCGTGAAGGGGACACGGAGCTTCTTGGACAGGGGCCAGCCCCGGTCCATGCCGTCGTTGGCGTGCACCTCGTAGAGTCCCCGCGAGAGGGCCTCAAGCATGTCGTTCGACAGATCGTCTGCGTCGGTCAGCAGCCAGTATCCCTGCCAGTGCTTTTCGCTGGTCTGGACAGTGATGGTTGGTTGAATCTTCAACTTGTCGATGGGGCAGTCGTCACCGTCTGCCCAGACGCACGAGGCATGGATGACGTTATCCTTGGCTGCGTGCCTGGTGTTCGACAGGGCCGGGGGCTTGGTGTACAGGAAGGGGCTGTAGTAGACATCCAAATCCGCGTGAGACTGCGCGTACACCACCATCTTGTCAAGCTGGGTGGGCAATTCGAACCAGCAGAAGTTGGTCAGGCCGCCCATAGGCCCCTTCAGGATGATAGGCGTCCAGCCTTCGCCCGTTGGGAGGACTGCTTGGAAGAATTGTGTGAGGTCCATTGCTCTCCTTTCTGCTTGTATATAGTACGGCGGGCCGTACCTCACTGTCAAGATACGGCCCGCCCGAAGGGATCAGAGTTCGATCCGAGAAGCCTTCTTCTTAGACTTCTTCTTGGCCTCGTCCCACTCAACCCTCTTGATGTTGTTTCGCTTGGTGACCCGCCCATTGTATTCGCTATCTTCGACATCGACAGTGATCGTCGCAGTCTTACCAACGATATCTCGTTCGACCTGGTAGTAGTACTCACCAGTGCGAGCGGTTGGCTCTTCAGGCCAGGCGTTGCCGGATGCTTCGCAGAACTTCGGCAGGTCCCAGTGGAGACCATTCTTCGTCTGAAGCACCAGCCAGTAGCGAATCTGACGCGCCGCGTGGTCGCCCTCGGTAACGACAAAGTCCACGGTGTACATGCCCTTGCCATTCTTGGACTCTCCCAGCTCACAGGCATCGACAGCCACCTTGTACTGTCCCTTGGGCAGAGGGTCAAAGGACATCGACTCCGCAACGTCAAGGCTCATAAGCTCGTCAAAATTGATTGCCATTGTAATCAGTTCTCCTTCTTGTTGAGTTCATTGTAGTGGTCGATTGACTTAGGCAGCCAACCGTAGGTGTTAATCCGACCGTGTCGAATAATACAGTCTGGCTCCGGGAAGGTCTTGTTGTCTGCTCGGAGACGGTATAGGATAGTCGTCCGATTAACCCCGGTCATCTCAGAGACATCCTTGATCGACAGGTACTCAATCATTCGTCCTCCTTCTCCTTGATGTCGTAGTGTTCATGCACCCAACCCATGATCTTGTCGAACGATGGGTTGCCGACCATTGCGGGCATGTTGTCGAACCTGGTCTTAGTGAGAATGTTCGACGGGGACTTGACTGTAAGAACAGTGATGAGTTTTTCTTCCCCGTCCTCTCCCACGTCCTCCCACGTCATTCGACCGATCAGGTCGAAGATTGCGGGGAGCTTCTTAAAGCTCTTCTTGCCCTCGAAGTCAGGGGCAATTTGAGAGAGTCGTTCTGTTTCCACGATCTCACGGGATTCGTGGGTGATCGTGATGATGTTCAAGCCCATGTCGAAAGCAATCGTATTAACAAGGTCGAGAACCTTGTCATACGCCGCCGCCCACATGGCGAAGGAATCCTTTGGGTTGACTGCTGCGAAGTGGAGCTTGATAAGCTCTTGCAGGCGGTCAACTGTGTCGATGACGACAGTCTTGAAGGGATTATCCTTTTCGTTGCTAACCTTGACGAGCAGGTCCGCGAACTCCTTATAGGTGGCAGGCTGGACAATGAGCATGTTATCCAGATCACCGAACTTGGCAGCGGGCGCAGTACCTCGCTCCAAGTCAACATAGAGGACAGGTCCAAGCTCCTCAACCTTAGAGGCCGAGGATGCGAGGGAGGTCTTGCCAGTGCCAGAAGGTCCATAGAGTAGGACCTTCAGCTTGGGTGTGGTAGTTCGGGGATCACACACTTCGATATCAATTCTCTCCAGGAATGAATCAAACTTTCCCATGTTTCTCCTTTCTTAGCGCTTGAAAGCACAATAGTAGCAGCCGGGGTGGCTGTCAAGCTCTCCAAGGTTGTCCCGATTTTCGTTGGCCCACTTGAAGATTTGGTTGGCACGTTCAAGAACGGCCAGGGCAGCCTTACGGTTGTACTTAAAGCACAGCTCATGACTTGCAGCCATGACAGATTCTACAGTACAGTCTCGTGGGAACAAAACCAGTGAGACGTGATTCACTTCATAGCCAGCGTTTTCAAGACCCAAACCGTACAGCATCATTTGATAGTAGTACTTTTTGAGCTGGCCTTCGGTCATCGAGTCCGAGTAGAACTCAGGGTTACGGTCCTCGTCAAAGAACGTGGCAGACGAAAACGCCTTGATCTTCTTCTTCGACAGGACCTTATAGTCAACGACATGCCCCGTAGGAACATAAAAACCGTCAGCAGTACCACGGATATCCCCGTAACCTTCGATTGTGCCTACAGTGACCTTAGTTTCCTTCAAGTAATCCTTAAGGCCGATAACGTTCTCAAGGTACAGGTGGAAAGCAGTACCGATCATTGGGGCCAAGGGGTGAGTATTCTCGTCCTGGTGTATGCCCAGCAGCTTTTCTGCAAGGCAGCGTTCACACAGGTCTCCCAGTTCAGACGGGCCAACCTTACGTTGCTTGTCACGTTCAGAGGGCTTGGTGAGTTCCTTGATGATGTTGTCGTAGATTTCACTCATTGGCTTCCCACTTCTTGTAGAACGCCTCACTCATCACATGGAGGTTCCATGCGTACGTGTGCAAGTCATCCACCGATGACTCGACGAAAACCAGAAAGTCTCCTGGCTTTGTTGTTTTCCACATTTCCCGTGTACCAAAGATAGGTACCGTCGGAATCTTACGTGTGACCTTGTCTGAGCCAGATTCAATCCTCCACCCTGTTCTCTTCAGTTTGTTGATATCAATGGTGTCCCACAAATAATCAGGCGGGACTTGAAGAACGATCTTCTTCTGCACAGTGAATACCCTTCGACAGGCCCATCAACAGGGCGGTAGCTTCTTCGGAGTTTCGATAGTCGCCAAGGTACACAACCTCAACGATATCGGGACATGATGCAATGAGATGAGCACAGCCCTGGCACGGGTAGTGCGTCACGTAAAGCGTGTACTCACTGTCGTGTGAAGGCATCTTCCTAATCGCGTTACGTTCCGCGTGAACAGTGTTAACACAGTGCCCATCGATCATTCGGTGACCGCCCGTGTCGCATGGCTCAAGGCCGTGTGGTGTCTCATTGAAAGCACGGGACACCACACGACCAGTCGCACGATCAACGATCACGCACCCGACATGGGCACGATCACATCGCGATTTAGCTGCCTCGTCACGAGCAGCCTTGATGTACTCTCTCATCGAGAAAGGATCTCCCGCTGCTCAGGCGTGAGACTTTGCGCCCACGCAAGAATCTTCCGTGCATAGTCCGTCAGTGTACCACTGTCAGTGAGCAGACTAGGCCCCGACTTCTTCCGATAGTCAGTGAACGCGAACCTATCCCCATCGACGTACCGCAGCAGACGACACAAAATGGAGTTACGTCCCACGACGTAGTTACCGTCCTCGTCCTCGGTGAGTGTGAGCAACACACTCCCATTCAGACGGTCAGTGTAGTGGTTCTCACCGACACTGATGTCCTCCTTGAAGAAACCACACTCGTTCGTAATGTCATCGACCCACATGATCGACAGGTCAAGTGGCTGAGCCTTCTCGATGTCGATGTGCGCAGAAGTCATTTCGCGTACATTGCACTTCAGGTCCTCAGTGGAGGTCACAGTGAAGACCTTGTTGTCGAACGGATCGACAACAGCCATTTCGTCCTGCCCACTCCACCACTGAGCACACACTGACCCCTTGTCGTTGAGTAGAACCAGCCGCCCGTTAGGCAGTATGCCAGTGCCCATGACCGCGCCACTAGGCATGGTGACTAGCCCATCCTTAATGTCAAGGTACTGTCGCTTGTTGTAACGGTTGGGCAGGTTCTCCCAACCGTAGCCCAGAACAGGGGCGTAAATATCACGAATCGTAATCGCCAAGAGGCTCTCCTTCTTCATAGTAGTAGAACTCAACGATCGGGACATACTGTCGAGTTGGATAGTTAAGCCTATCCGACACATAGTAGTGCACTGAGTCAAAATTGATAGACACGGTGCGCGACGTGAACAAGCGCTCCTCACCCGTGTTGAAGTACCACAGATGAATATCCTGGCTGTCGTTAAACGACACATCGTTAGTGGCGCTTTCCTTTTCTTTTCGCTCATTTAGTGACACATATGTCTCCCACTTAGGGTTAAGCACGTGGATGCACACGACGCTCCCATCAGTGAACTTCAGCCAAGTGTCTTCGTCTTCAAGCCAGTGTTCTACCACGGACTTCTTCAGAAGACTCGCTA